AATAACACTTGACATTCACTAGAATGTATGTTATTGTGGTAATTACAAAACTTAATTAGGAGTTGAGATGATCAAAGAAGATGAACAATATGTAGCAGTTACAGCAGTTGCTACTTTTAAACACCGTTATGTTGTTCCAATGAGTGAACTTCAAACAAGCAACCCAGATGCACCAGTTGAAGCATCTTGGGCACTTGACGCAGTTACTATGTCTGAAGTCAATGAGTTTAGTCAAAAGTTTTTGGGTGAAAATATCGTTGATGCTCAAGTAATGGATCAAGAACAAATCTTGCAACTCTTTGATGGTGATAACGACTATTTGAAATCTTGGTCTAAAGATCAAAAGTTGCAACATATTCATCGTTGTTGGCTTGACAAAAAGGATCATACCACATCTAGTCGGGCTAATGAGGAATTAAATGTTAGAGAACCGTGAGTCTTACTATGACTATATGGGTCGTAGAATGCGTGAAGAAGACGCTAAGATTATGACTGATGAACAAATGATTGAGTATTTAAGATCACATGCTCATTGGACAGTTAAAAAGCCGTGGGTCGATATTGCGAATAGATTAGAAGAACTTAGTAACAAGGAGAAAACGTGAATGGGTAAAAAATCAAGTGGTCAAACATACACTTCAAAGTCTGAACGTCGGAGTTCAATTGGAACAAAGAATACAGATCCAGCGAAGCGTTTGTTAAATCAAATGGCGGCTCTTCAAAAGGGCAAAGATGTAGTTCTTACCATGCCAAACCCAAATAAAAATGAAACAAATCGTAAGTTCATTAAACAACGTGTGTCTGGTAAAGATTGGGTTAAGAGACATCAAAGCTTTAGATTAGCTGGTGGCCCAAGTGATTAAAATATATGGAACTGAAAAATGTGTATATTGCAAGCAAGCTAAAGATGTAGCAGAAGACTATAACTTACCTTATGAGTATATTGATTTACACGAAGGTGATAATATGAAAACTTTCCAAGAGAAGTTTCCAGGTGTTCGAACAGTACCACAAATTGTTTGGTATGAAAAGCATGTTGGTGGCTTTAGTGAATTTTTGCAAGAAATAGAGGATACTAGAAATTATGGAGATGGAAATGTATAGTAAAGATCAAATTAAACAAATTCTTTTAAATGAAGTGGTAAGCTTATCTTTTGAGAAGAAAGATGGTTCAATTCGTGAAATGACTGCTACACTAATCGCAGATCAATTACCTGTTGTTGATGCTGCTAAGGCAGATGGAAAACCACTAAATACTACCAAAGGCGATTCGGCAATTGCTGTTTGGGATGTTGATAAAAAGGCTTGGAGATCATTTCGATGGGATAGCCTTAAGACATTTAAAAACGTTGCCGCCAAGGTGGAGACAGGATAATGAACAAACTAGAAGCTTACTCACTGCTTCAAAATAATAACGATAACATCATCCACTGCGAGGTGGATGGTGATATTCGTGTTTACAATCGTGTGTCAGTTAATCTTAATGATCCTACGGTAGAATACGATTCACTAACAACGCCGTTCTTATATGTAATAAAAGATAAAGCAATTAACAACGTGATAAGAATTACTTGGAAAACTGTTAAAAGTATAAATGGAGTGCCTTATATACATGGTAAATGATGAAAAGATTATTGATGGAATTAATCCAGATATTTTAAAAGATGTTCAAGTACTAAGAAATTTTAAAGAAGACTTAGATCCCAAGAAGAAAAAAGTCTTCATTGTAGATACTTTACCAAACGATCCTGAGGTCTTACCACTCAAAGAAAAGTGGAAAGTCTTTGATAAAATCGTATTCAAAAGTTTCTTACAAAAGACATTGTATAACACATACTTCGATATTCCACATTCAGCTGGTACTGTGATACGAGATGCTGTTAACCCTATGAAATCGCATACAAAAACTAAAGATACGATAAACATCGTATATCACGCTGAGCCTTATGTTGGTTTAGATTTAGTTTATATTGCATTTAGAACACTTGCCGCAGATTACGAGAACTTGAAACTAGATATCTACACTGCAAAGGGTGAGTATGCTTGGAGTGAAAACGATGAGACTTTTTCAGAGTTATTCAGACTTATAAACGAGCATCCACAAATAACTAATTATGGTCACAAGTCTCCCAAAGAGGTTAGAGACGGACTAGAAAACGGAAACATTTTTGTTGCACCAGGTACTATAATGCAAGCAACAAATGAAAGACTACTAGAGGCAATGAGTGCAGGTTTGATCTGTGTGCATTCTTCTCATGGCGCTTTACCTGAACTTGGTATGAATTTAACGTACATGTATGAATATACAGAAGACAAACAGCAACATTTAAACATGTTACACCATCATCTTAAGAGTGCTATCGAAAGTGTATTGCATCCCAATAAGGATTTGCAAAACAATCTAGAATTACAAAAAAACATCATCGATACCCTTCATGATATCAATTATAAGAGTAAAGAATGGGAAAAAATGTTTAAAGGCCTCTTGACAACGTAAATTAGTAATGCTAATATAGTTATGAAATGATTCGTTAATTATGAAGAGGTGGTCTAAATGGCACGTACAGCTACTAAACGCAAATCTAAAAAAGTAATGTCTTCTCCACGTAGAGGCTCTAATGCTTCACGTGTTGCAGAAGAAAAGCATATTGGTTCCGAAACTATTGATTGGACCAATCAGACAGAAGATAAAGTGTTAGAGACACTTCGCCACTATGGTTATTTCTATGACCTTAAGAAAGATGGTAATAAGTGGGCTTGTGAGTGGGTCAAGAAAAACTACACTAAGCAAGAGTACACTAACTTTCGTGCCGCAGAAGTTTGGCGTTGTCCAATGACCGTTTGTAGTCTATGTAAGATGATGCTCAATGGTGCCATCTTTGAAGAAGAGCGTATGACTTGGATCAAAAGTTATATTCAGAAAACAATTGATGTCGGCGCAAGTCGAAAGTCAAGCGATGAAGAAGAAACCAATGTGGTGCATGTTCGTAAGAAAAGCCCAGCGGATATTGTCAAAGACAAGACTTCTGAGTTTATCAGTAACATCGAAGAAGCAATCGATAATCTAGAAGAGGTGTCGATATACACATTGCTTCAACAAGAAGACGCTGCTTACATTACAGCAAAGGCTATAGCAGACTTCTACACTCCTGCATTAAAAGAGTTAGAAGAACTCACTGGGCGTAAACCTAAAAACCCAAGTGATGAGTATGAGCAATTGGTCGAGGGTTACTCCCATATGACTAAGAAAGAGCAGAAAGCATTTCACAAATACATTAGTGATATTGTCACCGATGCTGAGAAGTATATGGCTTCAAAGAAAGCGACTCGTAAAGTGCGATCAAAGAAACCTGTGACTATTGCACAGCAAGTACGTAAAGTAAAGTACATGGCTAATAGTTCAGAGTATCAAGTAACTAGCGTTTCGCCCGATAACATTATTGGCGCTTCGATAGTCTGGCTATTCAATGTCAAGACTCGAAACCTAACACGTATCGAATCAACTGCTTCGGTCGGTCTAGGCGTGAAAGGTACGACCATCATTAACATCGATGATGACAAGTGCGATAAGAAGAAACTTCGTAAGCCAGAAGAGTTCATTGCAACCACTGCGAAGACGACCAAGATCAAAATGAATAGAGAATACAACTCTATTAAGACAAAGCCTCGGGCTTCGAATGGTCGAATAAATGCAGACACCATCATATTAAAGGTGTTCAAATGAGCGCTGATGTAATCGACCTGAGTGACTACAAAGTCAAAAGGGAAGAGAAAAGGTTCGAAGAGATTGTAGCTGAGAATGATACCTTAGAAGACTCTATCAATATCATCTCAACTACATCAGCAATGGACATTGCCACTATGCTAGAAGAGTATGGTTACAATGTTACAGACAATGCAAGAGCCCATGATCTAATGATGGTAATCGAATCGGTTAGGGCCCTTGCCTTTCGATCAGCGGGTAAGAGATATCCATTACATGAAATATCTGAAAAAATGTTTGAGTTTGAAGATGAAGATGAGTTCAAATATGGTTTACTTGAAGGCGATGAAGAATAAAAGGGTAATTAGCCCTTGACAAATCTATCAAACATAAGTATAATAGATACATTATGGATAGATAAGGAGTAAATTATGATTCTAGTTGATTTGAATCAGGTCATGATTTCTAATATGATGATGCAGATTGGAAATCATAAAAATGCAGAAATTGATGTGTTTATGCTTAGGCATATGATACTCAATACGTTAAGAGCAAATCGAAAGAAGTTTAGCAATGAGTTTGGTGAACTTGTGATTGCTTGTGATGATAAGAACTATTGGAGACGCAAATCGTTTCCGTATTACAAAGCAAATCGAAAGAAGAGCCGTGATGAGTCTGAGTTAGATTGGTCGGCAATCTTCAATGCCCTTAACACAATTCGTGAGGAGTTGAAAACATACTTCCCATACAAAGTCATTCAGATTGATACAGCAGAAGCAGATGATATCATTGGTACTATTGTTCACAATGAAGGTACTGTGCTAAACAATGGCGCTGAGCAGATTTTGATTTTGTCTGGTGATAAAGATTACATTCAACTTCACACATACGCTAACGTGAAGCAATATGATCCTACACGTAAGCGTTGGATTAAACACTCATCTCCCGAAAAGTTTTTGTATGAGCATATCATCAAAGGCGACTCTGGTGATGGTGTACCGAATATTCTTTCGGCTGATAATTGTCTTGTTGTTGGTGAACGTCAACGACCAGTTACAAAGAAAAGGCTTGCGGAATGGGACGACATAAATAATATGCAAGCCGAGGTTAAGCGTAACTATATGCGTAATAAGTCATTGATTGATTTAACCCAAGTGCCTGCAAATATTAAAGAGCAAATCATGGATGAGTGGTTAGACGTAAATGAAAAAGATCGTTCTCAGTTGTTTAACTACTTCATTAAGAATAAACTAAAAAATCTAATGGAAGTAATATCGGAGTTTTAAATTGGGTGTATTATCATTATCAGAAATCGTGAATAAAGCATGTGCGTTGAAAACGAAAACTGAAAAAGTAGAATGGCTTCAGGCAAATGATTCTCATTCATTGAAGAATCTTTTAGTTCTTATGTATGACAAGGAGCGGTTTCAGTTCGACTTACCTGATACCGCACCACCATATCAACCTTCAGAGTATCCAGATTCTCAAGGTATGTTATACAAAGAACTTCGAAAGATGAAGTATTTTCTAGCAGGTTCAGACATGAACATTAGTAGAATTAGACGTGAGCAACTATTCATTCAGATGCTTGAGTCTATCGACAAACACGATGCTGTCCTTCTGTGTAAAGTTATTGCTCAGAAGCCCTTGAAGGGTTTGACGAAAGCAGTGATCACCGCAGCATTTGGTGACATTATCAGGGGCAAAGTAGAGAGTTAAAAATGTCTAAAAATCGCAAGTCTTTTAAAGATTGGTATGAAGAAGATGATTGGAGCGATAGTTCCAAAGACAAAACTTTTAAGAAGCGTGACGGTAAACGTTACGATACGAAAAAGAAAGCTATTCAAAAGGCTCGTAAACAAAAAGCCAAATCAAAGAATAGTTTTTTCAATTAACCCTTGACTTTCTCTGCGAATCATACTATATTAATAATGAACTTAAGAGAAAGATTTATATATGATGAAAAATAAAGTGATACTAACAGATTGTGACGGCGTACTCCTAGATTGGGAGTATGCCTTTCATTCTTGGATGTGGCGTCACGACTACGTAAAAGTAAACGATGATGTTTACGATATGGCAGTTGCCTATGATATGGATAAGCATGAAATCAAGCGGTTGATTCGTATGTTTAACGAGAGTGCTGCTATTCGTAAGCTACCCCCTCTTCGGGATGCTATCAAATATGTTAAGAAGCTTCACGAAGAACATGGGTTCATCTTTCATGCAATCACTAGCTTGAGCAAAGATCAATATGCTCAACATCTTCGGACTAAGAACCTTCGGGAGTTGTTCGGTGAAACTGCTTTTGAGAAGTATGTGTATCTTGACACTGGTGAAGATAAAGATGAAGTTCTTGCCGAATACTATAACACAAATTGTGTCTGGGTAGAAGATAAGCCTGAGAACGCTATCGAAGGGTTGAAGAACGGTCTTAACTCTATCCTCATGACACATGGTCACAACGATGACTTTTCACACGAAGATGTAACCAAAGTGAGTAGTTGGAAAGAAATCTACGAACTACTTGTATAAATACCATCGTGATGGTATCAGAGGGCGATCCATCGGGTCGCCTTTTTTATAGGAGAATATTATGCCGACTTATAACTTTCGAAACACCGACACTGGTGAAGAGACAGAACTAATGATGAAGATGAGTGAACTTGATGAGTTCAAAGAAAAGAATCCACATCTACAACAGTTCTTAACAAAGGGTCCATCTTTTGGGGACTCAATGAGAATGGGTATTCGAAAAACAGACGATAACTTTAACTCACTACTTAAACATATCAAAAAGGGAAATTCAAAAGGCTTTACCGAATCAACTATTAAAACTAGATAATAATTTTATGAAGGGAAATAAATGCCTGCCAACCAAAAAAGGCTGACGAAGAAGCAGCGTAGGATTTTGAAGCAACAAGGAATTTTAGGAGAGAATAACGTACTAACAGTAAACTTTGGTGTTGATCACTCAATCAAACCAATGACAGATAATCAAAGAGTAGCATTTGAATCTTGGAAAAACGGATACAACTTAATGCTACATGGGATTGCTGGTACTGGTAAAACATTCTTAGCCCTATTCTTCGCTTTAAAAGAAGTCACTCAACAAAGCCCGAGTTATAAAAAGGTTTATATAATTAGGTCTACTGTTCCAACTAGAAACCAAGGATTTCTACCAGGAAGTCAAAGACAAAAAGAAGCAGTATACGAAGAACCTTATCATGAGATTTCGACTAAGATATTCAATAGAGTTGATTCGTATGAAATACTAAAGCAAAAAGGTTTGCTAGAGTTTAGGTCTACTTCTTTTTTACGTGGTGTTACTTTAGATGATTGTATTATTGTTGTAGATGAAGTTCAAAATATGAGTGATGGTGAATTACACACCATCATGACTAGAGTTGGTGAGAATAGTAAAATTATTTTCTGCGGAGACGTAAAGCAAGATGATTTGACTAGTGAACGATATAATGAGGAATCGGGGTTAAAAGACTTCTTAAGAGTTATTGCTTCAATGAATGCATTTAAATTCGTAGAGTTCCAGATAGAAGATATCGTAAGAAGTAAATTGGTCAAGTCATACATTATAGCAAGGGATAAACTAGGATTATGAAATCGTATACAAGCCATGTAATCGAAACAGAAGACGGCGAACTAGCAATTGAACTCCCAGTAGAGATGCTAAACCAAATGGGTTGGGTAGAAGA